CGTGACACCAGTTCTTTTATCTTTTTCCTTAATCGGCTCTTTAATCTTGCGAATCTTGCGAGGATCAATATATCTTAGATCCTTGATTCCTGCTCGTGGATTTGTTTCATCAATTACGATGTGATAATAAAGTCGGCCATCAATATACCATTTACGAAAAATATCATATGCATTATTTTGAAAATCTAGTATATTGTAGATTTCATAGAAACTTTCTCGAATCTTTTTCTTTACAGATGTGCTGACCTCAAGTTTATCTAAAACAATTTCACAAGGTCCAGAATTTTCATCGACAACAATTGCTTCGTTTACTATGTCTTGGATTGCATAATCACATTCTGGTTGAATTGACATCTCGCGATATTTGGTAACAAGATCACCTTCGGTCTTTGCCTTACCTTCAAGATCAACGTATGTACCATAAGCACCGCCAGGTGCAATTTCAATAGACCCATCTTCGACTGTCGGTGAAACAATTGATGTTAAGTTTTCTTGTTCTGAATCTGATTTTTTTCTAGCAATAGTAAATCCAAAAAGTTCAGCCATTATGTTATCCTATGCTTAAAAATTGTATTTTGTTTATTTATAATGCCAGGATCATAAAAAAAGGGAGGCCGAAGCCTCCCTTTCCTAAAATATATAAGAATATTAGATGATAGCAGCACCAGGAGCAAGACCACCAGACTGTGTTGTCCAGTAATCAATGCTGAATGTTGCGGTGTATTCTTCAATCGCATCCGTATTTGACCAATCAAGATCAATAGCTGCAATATTTGTTGGGAACATTCCAACAAAATCGTATGTCCGTATAATATCACCAGCCTTGCCAAAATGAGTGACCTGAGCCTGCGATTTATATACAGTATTAAACACTGCTGATTGGTTACTTGTTGTTCCGTTGATTGCCTGTACCCATTCCTCGAGTGTACTACGAACTGAAAAATCCTCATCATTGATGATGGTGACTGTCCAATCTTCGTATGTACGGTTACCTGCAAATTTTACAGGCCGACCGAAATAGTTAGTGGTAATCGGTGTAAGAGTTGTGGCAGGAATCTGAGCAACTCGGCAAACAAACCGGAATCGCTCATCAGCGCCTGCGTTAATTGGGTTAGTCATTGTGACTTCAAAAAGTGTTGGACGAGCACCACCAAATGGCAAATTACCCGTAAATTCATTGATATTGAAAGCCATGTTCTTCTCCTAGATCCTTTTTATTATTTATAATCAAAATTAGAACTGACCAACAATTTCTTCGAACTCAACCCCGGTACGAACGGCAACAAAGTTAAGTTGAATGAAGTTGATTGACCGAGCTGGTTTAATATAAATGTCGCCGATAAACTCGTTGCGATCAATAACCTCAGGTGTGTTGTTTGTCTCGTCACAAACAACTCGGAAGTCAAAGATACCACGACGGCCTTGTACATCGCGTAAGAAAGGCTCCACTAGATTGCGGAACTGTGCCCGTGTAAATGCATCGTTGAACTCAAAGAGAGTAAACTTAGCAGATGTTGCAATAGCCTTTTCTAGGACAATGAATAGGCGGCGAACATTGATTCGGTCAAAGGCACTTGGCTTAGCAAGCATTGTCTTATCACCGAATAGAATTGTACCCTGTCCTGGGAATGTTACGACTGGATTGATACCAGCTTTATATAGTAGATCACGATCGGCTTTCTTTGGATTATAGGAAAGCTTAGCAACATTCTTAATATTACCACGATTGAAACCAGCTGGTGAATACCATGGATCACGTGTATTATCTGTACGGACCATAAGACCAGCGGTGTCGCCGTTCATTGGAACATAACGGTATACATCATTATACTTATCGTACTGATATTTCCAACCGCTATCAATCACACCATATGAAGATGATGGAAGTGTATCACGGAATGCAATGGTATCCTCGGCTTCCTTACCAGCATATGTGGAGTTATTGACCACGTCTGCAGATTCTGGTGAGAATACACCAATGCAATCAAGGCGTGTTTCACAGATATTATTGATAATATGTGTGACTAGTGTCTGGTTTGAATCAGCACCAAGTACAAGTGAAACATCGACATCCTCAGCACTTTCAAACTTATTATAACCGTTAATAAGCTGTGCATTTGTTGGCTCCGCACCAGCAGAACCACCAGAGAGTGATACTGTGGTTGGAGTCTCTGATGTATTAGAGAAGGTAGAGGTAGCAGAGCCGCCAGCTGATGTCATATTATCGACATGTGATGCCCACCAGAGCCAACGTGACTGCTGGTTAATGACTTCCTTATAGTAATTACTTGTACCATTTTCTGTAAGAGCATCATTTGCTCTGGAAACAGCGGCCCAGCGCTCTAGTACCTGACCACGAACGCCGGTAACTTCACCGTCCTCATCTACAACTGCAATGTGAAGCTCATCACCAGAACCACCGTTGCGTGTTGCAAATGCCGATGTGCCTGGAGCTGCGTCAAAGAAGTTGTAATATTCCCAACGACGTGTTACGTCACCAGCAGTGGTTGTAAGTGATGCGCCACCGATGTCGTTATTCTTTGGAGCAGTTACAAGTGTAATGGATGTACCATTTGCTGCAACAGAAGAAACCTGAACATTAAAGTTTACAGTAGAGTTTGCGGCTAGTAGATAATCACCTGCAACCACAATACTGGCGACATTAGCACTGGTTGTAACAGTGGTGCTATCAGCGGTAAGTGTGAATGTTGGTGTGGTTACTGCATTTGAATATGCACCGGTTGATGCACAAACTGAAACCTTAAGTGAATTACCCAGTGTGCCTGGATATTTAGCTACCCAGTCACCTGAATTGCTAACTCCTGATGAGAAATTATTTTCATAATCATCTGAATTTTTCACAATGGTATTAGACCAACCATTGCTGTTAGCATTATTTGCGCTGTTAAGAACGCGTGAAACATATAGTGCATTACCATATGCTAAAAAGTTTGCAGCGGTAAACCATTCCTGGAAGTTATTGGAATCTGGCTTACCAAATTGTGATGCGAGAACATCCTCTGAATTGACTAATACTCTTGTATCTGCCGGTCCCCAATGAAAACGACCAGCAATAGCACCGGTTGTTGTAGAAACAGCAGGGATAACCGTAGTGAGGTCAATTTCAGAAATGTTAACGCCTGGTGATACTTGGAAAGGCATTTTTCATTCTCCTCATTAGAAAAGCTGTTAAATTTTAACATTCAACAATATTTATAAAAATTTAAAACTCACCATTTGTTGTTATCGTCCCAGCCATTCCAAAACTCACCTTGTGGTATATTTATTATTCCCGTATTTTCATCTGGAATGTGATCATCTATGAAACCAAACGGCAATACATCATCAGTGAGTAATTTATCACGTTCCTCCATTAATTTTTTTCTGAAATCAGTATCAGTCAATTCCTTAAAGAATTCCTGATTTGATGCCCATGCAAATAAAACCACACACATAATAAGGTCATCATGAGCACCTTGGTCGGCTTCGTACGAATTTCCTTTTTGAATAAAAGTAGACAATTCATTTACTAGATTAAAATCATTTAAATGAATTTTGTGCTTTTCAATCATTGTTTTGGCTGTGGCACAACCAACTCGTTTTACTGGTTTTGTAGTTCTGACACCACGTTGGACATTTGATGAAAAACCACCGCCTATTTGCTGTCCGCCGCGGCCTTTCATTGTGGTATATATGATATTTTCATATTCTAGTTCATTTGCCAAAATATCAGCAATTTGCTGACCGTTATCATTAATTTCTACCAGACAAAATGATTCATTATAGGCCTTTGCAACATTATATACAACTTCCGGATATACAAGAGGCGAGATTACATTATTCTTATATGCCGCAACCACATTATAAGGGACTTCAGTGACATCAATTACAACAAATGCTGACGAGTCAATACCTACACCTCTACTAGTATCTACTACAGTGAAATAAACGTGATTGGGATCGGGTTCTGCATATACATTTAAACTACCTTCATAATGTGATGACTGGGGTGTTTTAAATGTCATTGCCCTCAATATATTTGGTGAAATAAGAGTATTGGATGAACCAATAAATTCAGCCTCGAACTCTTGCCGAAACTGATCCTCACTTGTATTTGCAATTGTTTTGTCACGCCAATCATCATCTCTACCTGGTACATCCCACCAGTTTACGGAATAGTTTGCATATTCATTTCTCTTTTCAACAGAGTTTGTCCATATTTTATAGAACAGATCAAAACCATTCGGTGTGGATGTAATCACCACCTTTGTATTTGTACCCGAAATAATTGTAGGATATACTGATGTAAAGAAATCATCCTGGATATTACGAGGAACGAAAGCAAACTCATCAAGATATAGGAAGTTGATGGAGTAACCACGGATAGCGCTTGATGCCGTAGATGATGCAATAATCTGACTACCATTTTCAAGTTCGATGTTTGTCTTATTCCAGGCAACCACACCTTGCTGTAACCACTTCGGTAGGTTTTCATATGCTCTCTGAACTCTTGCGAGAATTTCACGAGCAGTAGAAAGTTTATTTGCAAGAATTGCAATGGTGTAACTGTCATTAAATAATACATGCCACAAAATGACTGCGGCAGATGTAGTTGTTTTACCAGCCTGACGGCAAGTTTTAATTACGGTAAATCTGTTATCGGATATGGTTTGAGCCATTTCTTCCTGAAATGGATACATATCAAAATTTACGAGGCCTTCATCGAGTGAGATAATTTTTACATATGTTCGAATAAAATAATTTACATCTTTTGAGCATTTGATTACTTCTTCAACTTGCTCAGCACTCCATTCAATAGGAACATAGGCCTTTTTTAATAACGGATTTGCTAAATAATTTTCAGACATTTCTATTGACTTATCTCACAGCAATGATATAATAGGCCTTGAGCCTATTCATTGGTAGTATTTTGTTTAATTAACTTCTGTAGTTCAGATGTACTACCGACAAACAAAGCATTGGTTACATTCTTTGGTCGACCAGAATCTTCCTTGAGTAGTTTTACCTTTCTCTGCAATTCCAATAAATCTTTATTTGCATCAACAATAGTTTTCATTAATGTTGACAAGACTTCATATGCACGAGGAGATTCTGAGGTCGAGGCAATAGATGATAAGTCATCAATAGATTGTTGTGCTGATTCAATAATGCCTTTTAGATTTTCTCTAGCATATTGATAATCATCCATCACATCATCATCACTAAGATTCATTTTTTGTACTGGAGTAATTTCACGAGTTTCATCGATGACTTCAATCATAGATTTTGTATCATCCGAAAGGCGAAAAATATCTTCCATATTCTTTTCCATACCAGTTTTCATTTTTCATCCATTATTTTTTTGACCAAACGTATGGCCTTTTTACCGTCAGGGTGTTTTGGATTAATACTGACTGGGTTACCATTCATAAGATCACTCATGTTGGCTGATTTGCCTACTTGATCTAATACACGGTGTAGTCGATCTCTTTTATCATAGCCACTAATTTCGTAACCTTTTTTGCCACGGATCTCAACCCAACTTTTTTTACGACTGTCTTTAATTTTCAATACGTCCATATTTTTATCACGTACAAATTGTAACATGTAGGCTTCATTAATAAAATTGCGATATGTTTTCATTTTTCAATCCTATGTAATAGGAACATCTGAGTTTATATTTACTGCAAAACCGTAATCACTATTTGCACTGATAGTGTTTATGTTGACCGATAATGATGCATTTGCTGAAGGTGAATATAGAGGTGCACCATTTGCATATTGAGCTGGAGTAACTGTAATACGCTCTCCAACTGGAGTATCGGCCGGAGTATCGAGATGAATATCCGTAATTGCTCTTTTGATAATACCAGAATGAGAGACTGGGCCGTAGAAATAAGCTTTTATGTTGAATGTGAGATTATAAATGAGTGCACGTCTCGTGTCAAAGTCTCCTTCATACGTATCCTCAATAGCAACATCTTGTAATACAACAGGAGTATCTACAACAACTCCCATTTCAGGAATAAGTCGAACATTTGTCACGAATTCTGGTCTAAAATACGGAATGATTTGTTCAATAATCTGAGCACCATCATCTGCATTTCTCACAAATACTGAGAGTAGCATGGTAATATCATACGGAACTGGAACGTACTGTGTATCTACTCGATCGAGATCAGATGTTTTGAGCTTTACATTTTTTAGAGTCGAAGATAACTTACGCTGAGGTGCATAAGCCATGCTCTGAATTTCAAAACCCATACGGGGTAGAGTAATGGCCACATCCTGATCTAGGTTTGGATCTTGGGCAAGTCGAACAAGCCACTTTTCCTTTGGTCCATAAGCAAGTGGTACCGCCAAAGTCTGAATACGCGTTCCGTTTGAATCAAGTCTTTGAACGTAAATATCGTTAAAAAGATTACCAAATGCAATCACATATTTTCGAATTGTTCCGTGATAATATTGTGATCCAAACATGATTAATACCTATCGATTTCAGAAAATGGATTTGATTCACTGAAGTCAATTACCGCAGATGAACTGAAAACTGGATCATTAGATTGGAAATATTCATTATTAGCCGAAGGCTGATTGATTTCCAATCTATATTCCTGCATAATGGATCCACCTTCCTCAAGTTGTAGAATGGATCCATCTTCCTGGAGCATTTCATTTGTGAGAATATCAGTGGTAAGATTATCCTCGACTGCATCAATATCACTAATACCGGTATCAATTCTCTCGTTGCTATAAGTAAAGAGTTCACATCGTAGATCATATGTCTGTAATCTACCAGTTTGGTAAAATATTTGTTCGTGTTCTACAAATTTAATCTCAAATAACTTGTCGACCATTGGAAACCATATAAGATCTCCTTCGAGTGGTCTGTTATTTGTAATCGAGTATCCTTCACTTGTTGCTGTTTCCAGAGTGATACCGAACATACCAGTATTTGCAGAGGTGGACAAAAATTGTCGAGAAGGAGCATTTGTATTTGCTTCTTCTTGAACATAACTATATCCAACCTCAGTGGTAAGCCGTTCTGACCGGGCTTGATCGAATCGTTTACGGGCAACAGTAAAAGTAACTTGATCTCTAATCTCAAGATTAAAACGAGATAGGAAATCACCTTCACCTTCGAAGCCTTCGACATTCTTGATATACATTTCAATATCAACTGCATCATCATACGTGGATAGAGTATCCTCCCCAAAAAGAGGATCCTGTTTTACAGCTGTTTTTGGAATATACTTTAGATTATGACCATAAATCTTAATTGATTCAATAGTTAAATCTTCGACAAGATCTTGTTCTCTTGCATATCCAAAATTATTAAAATATACATTTGTAGGCACTGAATCATCCTATCATATCATTTACGGGAAGCGAATAACTGACAATCATTTCCTCTTCAAGTTTTTGAATTTCAGTTTCTGCATCGTCATAAATTTTTGCGCCATTAAATGTAAGACCGCCAGGAAGTTGCATACCTTCAAACTTTGTAAGGTTTGAACCCCATTGTCTCTTAATGAGAGCAGTTGCATATCGAGCCAACCAGCGATCACCCCAAACATCAGAATATGTTGATGGATCTGTGATTGAGTAGGCATCGATGATGATATATTCTCCTACAGCCACATCATTTGCCCAATCCATATCAATATGAAGTTTATTTACATGGCGATTATATCGAAGAGGTTTTTTACCAACAAATATCTCTTCAAGTGATTCAATATGCCGCATTGCCGTGACATATGGCACATAAGATGATGCTGAAAGATCAAAAAGATCATTCAGATGAATCTGATACCGAATATTGAAAAGATTTGATGATTGCACCGCTTGTCCAATATCAAGGATAGAATTGACACCGATAATTGAGTTCGAAAGTGTTATATATCCGTTTGTTTTATCGGAAGCTGTAACGACGTGTTTTACGAGAACTCTCTCTGTGCCATCAAAGTGATAATCTTGATAATAAATTAAGGCCTCGTCAATGCGATCTTCGACCTGCTCATCATCAACATTAATGTCAATAACCGGATCTCCGAGTCGACGAAGACAATAAGACTTAAACTCTGATCTTGTAGATGGAACTGCCATTGTAAACTCCAGCCATTTTTATATATTTATAATGACTAGAGTTTATATATTATCGGGCGTTAGCGTATTTGAATGGTGATTCGGCAAAGGCCATGTAGATGTATGAGTTGGTGTTGGTATTAAATCCGGCGGACGTGTCTCGGATTTTGAACCCGGAGGATAGGAGGTCCATAGCCACCCCCGACGCTTCTGCGGAAGCGCTGTTCGCCGCGAGTTGTGCGCTAACTGGGTTGTAGGTGTCACGTTTGGTGTCCACAATGTTCCAGCTGTTGGCCGTAGATACTGCCTTCACCATAACGAACGCGGGGAGGAACCCGCAGTTTACCATCGGACCATCAGCTGATCCATTGCCCGTGTAGCTGCCGAATTTGGAGAAGCCTTCGACTTCTGCAAAGCAGTAGGCAATGTAGTTTCTACCAGACCCGTTGACTTGCGTTTCATTACCAAGAGTAAAAACACGGTCGACTTTACCAGCCGTGGTGGAAAGTGTTGGTGCAGTACCGCCTGCAAATCTCCAATACGATCCCCACGAACCAGTGAAACTACCATTTGCTGTAATAAAGAGTGCTCCAGCCTGTCCTGCCGTAACATTGGTAGGATTGGCATATGTGATATTAGCATTTGCCGTCAAGCTGTAATAGTTTGATGTATTCAGATCAAGA